TGGAGAACGGGTTTGGCTCCGCGATGGATACGTTAAGATCATCGCACAACACGAAGATGTAGGGCACGACCAGTGTATTCTGACCGAATACGTTTAGATTGTTGACAGTGTTATCAGGGACGAGAACCATCTGATCAGTGATTCCCCATGGATCCATAGACACATGTATGTTGCCGTTGACACCCCACGATCCGTCTGGCGTGGTGTTCGCAACGCGTCCTGATGTGACGAAAGTGCCTTGTGCAGTGGTGGCGCCGCCATAAGAAGTGCTACCATCTGGTGAGGCTGCTGCTCCGACAGTGGAGCCCTTGAGAGTAGTGACCATGTTTTTAGACCGCCAGAAGCCGGGTGAGCCTCTGGTTGCCGCTACCATGGCGAGCCAAACCTCGTAATTATCCCATGTGCTGACCACTGGGACGATGACAAAACTGCGCATGTTCTGCGCTATCAGTTGGTTCAATGGATCTTGGCCTGACCGGATGCCCCAGTAATCAGCAGCAGACATCACGATGGAAACCGCTTTGACGCTGGCACGCAGACCGGTTGGGTTCAAGCCGAGCTGGGAGTTGATAGCGCTGACTGAGCTGCCAATCCCCCATAAATTGTTGACCCACATTCTGCTTCCCAACCTGTTGCCTTGGTTTCCGACCACTTTCTCAGTCTCAGAAGCACCAATTTGCCCCCAGTCGGCCCCCCACAACTCAGCGAAGTGGGAGAGGACGCGCAAGACGGCCTCTGTTGAGTCGGCATTGTTGGCTTGGAGTACCTGTGCGGCAAACTCGAGCATGTTCTGAGAACTGGCTCTGGTTTGCATCTGCTTCTGGAAGCCGACGGCGGCCGACATGTTCATCTTTGCAGCTGGTAGACTAGCAGCGATGGTGACATCACCAGATGCGACAAGTACTTCCTCACCCGCAGGTTCGTTGGTAAACTGCAGTGGGATGATGTTGGCGTAACCCAAATCTTTACCTTCATTCGTGGCGCCTGTTAAGGTTGCTGCAGCTGCAATATTGTTCTGAGAATTGTTTGTGATATCTCTCTGTGCCACGGTGGATCCGGATTCGTTGAGGGTATACTGGATCATCGGGGTCCACGCAGGCACCTGCCTTGGGATGCCACTCTCGTAGATAGTCGCGCTCATGGTGTTGGCGAGTGCGATGGCTTCTATGCGCTGCTGGGATGAGTTCATCACGGCCGAAGGCACGGCTCCACGCTCGACTATGTCCGCCAATTTGACTCTCGCCGCCTGCCACGAGGCACGAGTTGCATCGGGAACTTGCATCTCTGGTGCGCTTCGCGACTCCAGTGTGGAAAGCGTGGCACTTGAGACGTTTATCTCCTCGGGCGCGGTGGAAGAGCCTCCTCGCAAGCGAACCATCATGACGAGACTCTCATTCCACTCAAGGATGTCGCCACGACCCAGGAATCGGCATCGGGCGGGACACCACAAGCCGAAAGACTCTGCCTCGTCTGGGTCGACGAACAACTCGCGAGCGTCGCCTGTTGTAACTTCAATCTCGATCCTCGACGGTCCCTCGTGCTGACGTTGAGACCCAGACCATATGAGACGTGGAAAGGCAATTAGGTGGAGTTGTGGCTCGGGCACGTCCCTACGAGCTTCCTCGTCAAGTTGGTCCCACTCGTCTTTTGCTGTGAGCCAGTCTGCGCGAAGTGCATCGTTGCGGGCTGCTAGCACTGCTCGTTGGAGCTCATTGGGAATACGGTCAGGCCTTATGCGCCTGAGGAACCACTCTGGGGCCATTGAACCGCCTCGCAGAGCGCGACTGAGCATATAGCCCAGAGCCGCGTTGGTCATTGTCTGCAGAGCAACGTCGCCAACATCTGGAAAGTAGTGGCGCGCAGCGTCTGCAATGCGCGCATGCAGCTCTGAAGGATGCTCGGCGTTGTAGATCTCTCTAGGCGTCGCATGAGGTTGTTGAGGAACGCGTGAACTGTCACGCGCAAACAGGCGCCATGGTTGATCTTGGTTAGCTTCTTCACGGGGAGTTTCACCATGGCGACCATAGTGAAGAAGTGAACGGGGGTCTTCCAAGTTGGCTCGCTCACGCGGAGTGAGCAGAGTCTGCTTGTCGGAAGAGTAGACCGACTTGTCCGGTATGCCAGTCGCCGAGTATCCGGCGTCTGACCACAAACCAGCGTTGTCTGGCCTGGCCTGGGTCGGTAACCCCTTCAGGGGAGGAGCCTGTCTGCCCGACCACACATCCGACGCTGCGTTGGCTCCTCTACCGTAAGGGTTGTTAGAGTCTGAAGCGTATGGCATGTAGTCAGGCTGAGCACCACTCGACGCTGCCTCAACGTGGGGTGGTCGTTGGCCTATGCCCAACACTTCGTCAGCCATGACTGACTGCAGCAAGTTGGGGCGGGGCAGTGCCATCTGGACCGGAACTTCGGACACTTGCGTGCCTAATGTGGATTGGATGGCGAATGGTCCCATATTTTT